AGAGGTGGTATTAATGAAGTAGGAAGAGATTTCTACTTGGCTACTGCCGCTGACATTGTAGCAGATCCATCTGCTCCTGACGCCTTTGTAGAAGGCATTATGGAAGGCAAAGAGTGGGTTTGGGATAATGGTGTAATAAAAGCAAGAGATATTGAAGAATATAAACAGTATATCAAAGAGGCAAAAAGACTTAAACTTGCAGAAGCTAAGGCAAAAGTCTTTAAATCCTTCATTGAAAAACTGTAATATTATAAATATCTATTAACAAATAAATAAACGTTTATTTAATAAAAGGGAGTCTTTAAAATGGCCGATACAGACAAAATAGAAGCGTTAGAAGCCGAAGCTGTGAACGAAGCTAATTCAGCTAATCCACAAGCGGATGCTCCTAAAAAGAATGCTGTTGCGGCTGAACCTTCTCATATCGCTAAGATGAGTGAATATGAAGATTTAGGTAAAGCAGTAGTTAAACCTACAGACAGCAATCCTGACGCAACTAAAAAAGTTAATAAAGTTTCTGGACAGGCTCCTCAAAAGGCTGCAGGTGCTGCTGACGCAATGCCTAAGCTTAAGGAAGAGTCAAAAGACAAAGAAACTAAAGACAATTCGGAAAAAGAAATCAAAGAAGGCGAACTTCCAGCTGCTTTGAAAAAAGCAATTGAGAAGAAAAAAGACGGCGAAGAAGTTAAAGAAACTTCGGATGCTGGTGAAGTTTCTAAAGAAGCAGAAAAGAAAAAAGAAGACGCTAAAGAAGAAACAAAAGAAGATGAAAAGAAAAAAGAGATTGACGTTAAAGAAGACGTTGAAGCTCTTGTCGCTGGAGAAGAAGATTTAACCGAAGAGTTTAAATCAAAAGCTGCTACTATTTTTGAAGCTGCGATTAAATCTAAAGTAAAAGATATCGCTGAGTCAATGGAAGCAGATTATCAAACTAAATTAGAGCAAGAAAGTGCTAAAGCGAAAGATGAGTTAACTGAAAAAGTTGATTCTTACCTTTCTTACGTAGTTGAAGAGTGGATGAAAGAAAACGAAATCGCTCTTGAAAGAGGTATCAAAGGAGAAATCGCTGAGGACTTTATTAGTGGTCTTAAAAAATTATTTGAAGACCATTACATTGATGTTCCTGACGAAAAATATAATGTGCTTGAAGACCAAGCAGGTAAAATTGAGAAGTTAGAAAAGGATCTTAATGAGCAGATAGCTAAAAACGTTGAGTTAAACAAAGAAGTTGGTACTAAAGAAAAAGAAGAAATTAAATCTAAAGTATCAGAAGATTTGGCTGACACAGCGAAGGAAAAATTTGCTAAACTTGCTGAAGAAATTGAATACTCTAACGCTGAAGATTATACGAAGAAGTTAGAAACTGTAAAAGAATCTTACTTTGGAAAAGGTGAAGCGAAAGAGAATCTAGATGATGTGGCGGCAGATGGATCAACACCAGTTGGTGAAGATTTATCAAAAGCTATGGCTGCTTACAGCGCCGCTATAAGCAAAACAAAAGATATTAAAATATCTTAATATTAAGTAAATATAGAGGGAGATAAAACATATGTACTTATCTGAAACACACGAAAAAAAATGGCAGCCAGTACTTGAGCACCCTGATTTACCAAAAATCACGGATGCTTATAAACGTGCCGTCACCTCAGTAATATTAGAGAACCAAGAAAGAGCTCAGAAAGAAGATAACGCTTATCTTGCTGAAGCAGCTCCAACTAACGCAACAGGTAGTGCTGTTGCAAATTGGGACCCAATCCTAATTTCTCTAGTAAGAAGAGCAATGCCTAACCTAATAGCTTATGACATTGCAGGTGTTCAACCAATGACAGGTCCAACTGGACTTATTTTCGCTATGAGAAGTAGATATACTTCACAAACTGGTGGCGAGTCTTTCTTTGACGAAGCTGACACAGATTTTTCTGGTAGAAATGCTGCTGGATCATCTGTAGATGGTTTCTCGGAAAACGCTCATTCAGGTGCAAACCCAGCTGTTCTTAACGACAGCTCACCAGGAACTTATACTGCTGGTTCTGCTATGACTACAGCGAAAGCTGAAGCATTAGGAGACGCAAGTGGTAACGCTTTTGCTGAAATGGCTTTCTCAATTGAGAAATCTACGGTAACTGCTAAATCAAGAGCTCTTAAAGCGGAATACACAATGGAACTTGCTCAAGACCTTAAAGCAATCCACGGTTTAGACGCTGAAACGGAACTTGCTAACATTCTATCTGCTGAAATCCTTGCGGAAATCAATAGAGAAGTTGTTAGAACGATTTACATTAACGCAGAAAAAGGCGCTCAAACTGGTAACGTAACCAACGCAGGTATCTTTGATTTAGATACAGACTCAAACGGAAGATGGTCTGTTGAAAGATTCAAAGGTTTGATGTTCCAATTAGAAAGGGACGCAAACAGAATAGCGCAAAGAACACGTAGAGGAAAAGGTAACATAATTATCTGCTCTTCTGATGTAGCTAGTGCTCTTCAAATGGCTGGTGTTTTGGATTACACTCCAGCGTTAAACAACAACTTAAACGTTGATGACACAGGTAATACTTTTGCAGGTGTTCTTAACGGTAGATTTAAAGTGTATATTGATCCTTATTCAGCAAACAGTGCTGCTAAACAGTACTACGTAGTTGGATATAAAGGAACTTCTCCATATGACGCAGGATTATTTTACTGCCCATATGTACCACTACAAATGGTTAGAGCAGTTGGTCAAGACACTTTCCAACCAAAAATTGGCTTCAAGACACGATACGGTTTAATCGCAAACCCATTCGCTGAAACTGGTGCTCAATCTGGTGCGGCTACAGCTGTTAATGACGCAGGTTCTGCTAATTCAAACAGATATTACCAAAAAGTTCAAGTTGCTAACTTGATGTAATATTGGTTGATTTCACACTAGAAATCACAGATTTAAAGGCGGGGACGTAAAAATCTCCGCCTTTTTTTGGCCTATTTAAACTCATATAAATAGTAGTATGACAACTAAACAATCATATCAAAGACAGCCTAGTAAATTTGACTATGCAAGTCCAACACAATTTAAGTTTTCTATTCTCAAATTACCTAAAGTAGAATTCTTTTGTACAGCAGTTAACTTGCCTGGCATAACATTAGGTTCTGATAGACAAGTAGGACCATTAAAAGATATACCTGTACCAGGTGATAAACTTACATATAACGATTTAACAATGTCTTTTTTAGTAGATGAAAACCTAGAAAACTATAGAGAGATACACGGTTGGTTAACAGGTCTTGGATTTCCTACAGACTATAAAGACTATAGAGATTTAATGAGAGAAGGAAAAGATAGGTTTCCTACTTCTGATGGTACAAATAGAACAACAGACGCAGGTAAAGTTAGATACTCAGCTGGCGCTTCAGGTGCTGGTTATTCAGACGCAACGTTAAGTATATTAACAAGTAAGAATACAACAAACGTACAAGCAAGATTTTCAGATGTATTTCCTACTCAATTATCAGGATTAAATTATGATGTTAATGCTACAGATATACAATACTTAAACGCACAGGTAACATTTAAATATAAAATTTATGAATTTGCCACAGGTAGTGGACAAACATCGGTAACAGTCTCCTAGACTTTACTTTTTTTATTAATTATGTTATATTATAAGTTATGACCCTAGAAGAATTACAAGAAATAGCAGATAAAGATTTAAAGATTAATGATAGTGAGCTTGATTTAGAATCAATCAAGACACCACAAATACATAACAAGTATATGAAACACTTAACAAAGTTTAAATTAATGTTAAGTAAAGCAGAAGCTGAATATAATATAGTGAAAAAACAAAAATGGGAGTATTATACAGGTAAAGCACCAGCAACTGTATATGCTGAAAAACCATTTAACTTAAAATTATTAAGACAAGATTTAGACAAGTATATTGATTCAGATGAAGCAGTTATACAAGCAAAACAAAAAGTAGATTATTTACAAACAGTTGTTGATTTTTTAGACAGAACAATCAAACAAATATCCAATAGAACATTTACCATTAAAAACGCTATAGACTGGAAAAAATTTACTTCTGGAGCAATTTAGTGAGTAATGAGATATCTAGTCATTGACAAAAAAGATGATGTTTATTTAAAGATAGAAGCTGAAGAATCTATCAGAAGAGAATTAGGTCAACATTTTACTTTTGAAGTACCTGGTTTTCGTTTTATGCCACAATTTCGTAATAGAGTTTGGGATGGCA